TTTTTTTAGGGTGTAAATGTTCAGGAAAATAATTTAAACAATTATTAAAACAATCGTTTACCTCTTTAGAGTAAACTTTTTGCTCTTGTTCTTCTTCTTGTTCTTCTTCTTGTTCTTCTTCTTGTTGCGATGCAGTATCTATACTGTATATATACTCTATCAATAGCTTATCCTTTACCTCTTTAAGCTCTTTGTTTACGCAACGTACAACCTTTGGAGAAGTACTTCCATTAAACTTATCCCAATTTTTTAAAGCAATCTCTTTTGTATCGTCATTATATTTAAGTTTATTTTTATTATAAAAGAATTTTAACAGTATAGATACTTTATCAATAGAGTATCCCAAATCAAATGCTATTTGTTTCTTTGTTATTTCATAAATTCCACATTGCTTTGTTCTTTCATTAGTCAAAAGATATATATAAAACAACTTTCTATCATTATTTAATTCAGATATAAAACTATCACTCCAAAAAGACGTATGTATTTTTCTAAATATTGCCATAACTAAAAAGTATTAGAAAGTTTATCAAATTCTTCTGAATCCTTAATCTTATTAATTTCAGTTCTTAATGTTTTAGCGAATTTTATTGCAGTTGATTTGTCTAAAGATATTATAAAACTCTCTCCAAAAGATAATCCACTAACGTAAATAATACCCTCTCTATTTTCTGAATGTTTAACACCCTCTACTTTTATAAAGTCTTCTTCGTATTCGCAATCAATAAACTTTAAATCTATTTTAGCCATAATTATAAAGGTTTTAAGATACCCATAAACTTTTAAATGTAAAAAGCCCTATAAATCCGAAAGGGTCTGATGCTTTCTTCATTATAAGGCTTTATATTAATTCCTTTAGTTACCTATAATTTCAGACCGTAACCAATTACAAATATAATAATTATTTATAATTAATCAAGTGTTTTGATGATTTTTTTAAACTTTTTCTCATAGAATACAGCCAAGCATCAAACATTTTTTCAGCCCTCTTGTCTTTGTTTATTTTATGAATTATCTTACTTCTTGTCATTCCTTTTAGCTCGTGATAGACCACTTGACCTTCTTTTGTGTCAAATATGAATGTTTGTTTAGTGTCTAGATAGTCCCTTATTTTATCACTTAAAGAATAATCATTGTTTAATCTAGCATCTTTTCTAATTTCAACTAATTCAGAAATATATTTATTTTCTAATTCCATTACTATCTATTCATTATTTGTTGATACAATGCAGTTTCTTTTAACTCTTTCCAAGCTCCAGAACCTCCTCTTTTGATAACATTCATTTCTTCCTTTTTAGTCTTTTCTTCAATCTCTTGTCGCATTATACAGTTACGTACATATTGAGTTGAACAATTAAACACGTGGGCTATCATATCTAAAGTGAAATCATCACTTAGTTTAATAACATCGATACTCTCAAGCATCTTCATTGACATATTTCTTGGTTTACTCATAATATTCTCCTTTATACAATTTTTTCATTGCTATTTCTTCGCTTCCGTCTAAACACTTCTCGATATGCTCTATTTTGATTTTAGAACACTCTAAAAGAAGTGAGTCGCTTTTGTGGATAGTTATATCCTTTTTAGAATTTTCCTTTCTTAAATCGCTTATAACGTCCTCTCTATTTTTTATTATCGTTGCTATTCCGATAGTAATTAATGCTATTATTGTGAATGATATTGTTTTCATATTAAAATAGTTCAACTTGTTTTGCTTTTTCCTTAAATCTTTTACTCGCTTCAATAAGGTTTAATTTAGCTTGTTTAAAATAACTATCCTTTAATTCGATACCTATTGCTTTACGACCCATTGAAACAGGGCTAAAAACCTCACTACCAACACCCATAAAAGGAGTTAAAACAACTTCGTTAGGGTTAGAATATAATTCAACTATTCTATCAATAACATCTAGTTGTAGTGGGTGTACGTGTTTTTCATCATCTTCTTCCCTACTATCTCTAAATGGTAAAACATTATCTATTCTTATATCATCCCAAACAGAGGAAGCATACCTTTGCCAAATATAGTGGTTTAACTTTGTTATTTTGTCATCTTCATTGATTGAGTTTAAATGTTCCCAAAGTTCATCACTATTTTTGTTATCATTATTAGCATTATTCCAAGCTCTTAAAATGTTTGGTAAAATTGGTGTTTCTCCAGCATAATGATTAATTCCGAATGGATGTGTTACTGGAACTTCATTTTCTCCTTTTTTAGTAAAAATTAATACATAATCTGGCATAGCTGTAAAACATTTTGTGCTATCCTCGACTATAAACTTGTGCATTAAAGACTGTACCATTGTACGCATACGAACTTTTAAAGGCTCTTTCCAAATAGTTATTCTGTTACGATATTCAAAACCATACTTAGTATGTAGTCTTATTATCTCGTTTGGAAAATCCCAAAGACGACAAGTATTATCAAACACATCTGTACAATGCACAGCAGTAATACGACCCTTTTTTGTTACCCTTGCAATCTCCTTTATTAGAAATTCGTATTGCTCTAAAAATTGCTCTTTACTTTCACAGTTGCTAAAATCATTTTCACTACTTGAATAGTTGTACAACCCAGCGAAAGGAGGACTATAAACGCTTAAATCAATACTTTCATCTTTTAAAGTTGGCATTACCAACATACAATCACTATTATAAATTGAATAGTTTTCTTCGTGGATTTGTTCTTTTACTTTGTTTTCCATTTTTATAAAAATTTAGGTTTAATTATTTCTTTATCAAATTCTTTTATTTTATTTTCAAAACTTCTATTAACATTTTCAGTTAGATTTTTATGAAGTTCAATTGCTTTTTGTGTTTTTTGTTCTAAGGCTTCTAAAACTCTCGTCTGCCCATCTGAAATTACCATATCAATAGTTACATCATTTTTTTGTCCAAACCTCCAAAAACGTCTTATTGCTTGGTAATATTGCTCATAACTCCACGTAGGGAAAAATACTGAATGATTACAATGCTGCCAATTTAAACCCATTCCAGTCATTTTAGCTTTTGTTACAAGTCTTTTTATTTCTCCGTCTGCAAATGCTTTTAAAATTTCTTCTTTTTTTTCTATTGATTGACTACCTATAATCTCAACAGATTCATTATCATTTTCTTTCAATAGTTTACTTTCATTATTTGTATTACACCAATATACAGAAGTTTTACCACTCGCTAATTCAACAGCCTTTTCACATCTTTGTTCTTCTGTTTGTTTTTGTTCGTGTCTTACTTCTGTCATTGATTTTGCAATAGGAGTAAACATTTGTATCTGTCCATTTACATCTATTAAAGACTGATTTTTTACAATATGTTTATTAGTTATTAACTCTGGTAAAATATACCTTTCATCCGAAAAACCTAAATCACTTGGCATCTTAGCCATAATACTCCATTGATTAACCCACGAAAAGAAATCCTTTTCAGCGTGAGGTTTTAAATAAAACTTTTCCCCTATATTTCTATTCGAACTATCAACAGCATTATTATTAGCCTTAAAAAACTTTCCCAACATATCCATATAACCCATATAACCTAAAGCCTCTGAACTTGTTCCTAATTCAATAAAATCGTTAGGACTTGGTGTTGCAGTACTTAAAAATCTATAAGGCAACTTCTTTACAAAACTTGTAACCTCTTGTTTTATTTTACCGTCAAAGTTCTTTAATATAGAACTTTCATCACAAATAACACCTACAAAATCATTACTATCAAAATAGTGTAACCTTTCATAATTACAAATAACTATTTTTTTAGTGTGTTTACCGTCTTTACTATATTCAATATCATCAATACCTATTTTTTCAGCTTCTAATATAAATTGAAAAGCAACAGCTAAAGGAGTTAATATTAATACTTTTTTATTAGTGTGATTAACTATGTTTTTAGCTATTGATAACTGAACTAAAGTTTTACCTAGTCCAGTATCTAAAAATACAGCAGAACGACCTTTTTTAACTGATTTCTCTATTACATATCTTTGAAAATCAAAAGCTATATCTGGAATAAAATTAGCTTCAAAACCAAAGTTTCCTATTGAGTGTTTTTTACTTTCTAAAAATTCTTTATAATTCATTTTATTTAATTTTAGTTCTTAGTTCGTGTACTGAATTTTCTATTATTTCTGTTACTTCTTCTAAATCTACATCCCAGCTTTCATTTTCAATAATTTTTAACAATTTATTACCCTCTTTAACCCACCTATTAAAAATCATTTTAGCCTCTCTTTGTGTTTGTCCAGTTAGCATAGTTTGCTGTTCACAAGTAGCTCTAAAAAGAGCTATCAAAATATTCCATTCTATTTGATTATTCATATTTTTTTAGTTTATATTGAAACACTTTTTTACCATACATAGGACAATCTGCCTTTTCTTCTAACCTTTCAATCTTTCCTTTGTTGTATAAAGTATTTATTGAACGCCTTATTGAAGTTAAAGGAGTATTATCTACATCAAATAAATTCATCCACAAAGTTGATGCAAAGTAAGAAGTTTCAGGGTTTTCTTTAAATTGTTGCAAAATCTTTTCATCTTGCTTAGTAGCTTTCATTTTAGCTTCTTTTAACTCTGTACTTTTTAATTGTGTTGTATTAAAATAGTTTTCCATTATAAGTATTGTTTATTAGTTTCTATTTGATTATCTATTGCTATTCTATTTGTTAAATACTCCTCACTTGTTGGAATGTAGCAACCGTTCTTTGAAGCATAAGTTCTTAACCATTCTATAAATTCGGTTAACTCTTTACTATTCATATCCCTTGTACGCTTAACAAATAATTCCCCTTTCTTTTCATACTTCATGAATTGACAATTTCTTTTTAAATGTATCTTTGCCTCTTCGATAGTATATCCAAACTCAATAGCGTATAAAGTTATGCAGACGTGCAAATAAGCGTTTTGACTTAAACTTCTCTTTTGTCTTACTTCTTTAAATTCAACTACTTTATCTTTAGTTGCTTCTAATCTTGACTGAAGTTTGTTTTCTTCAAATTTATTTGTTCGGTCGTACTTCATTATTTATGGTTAATATTAAATTCGTAATCTCTTAATTCTTTGTTTGCTTTTGCTAATTTCTTAACTAATGCTTTATGAACTTCATCATTTTTAAAGTTGGAGTTTTTCTGTCTTACTGTATTGATAACAATTCTCTCCCTATTCTCTAAATCTATACCATTATAAACTTCTTTAGTCATCATACAAGAAAGATATTCATCTCCTTCTCTTAGCTCTTCAAAAAATTCTTTACTACTTTTCATCTTCTAAAATTTTGTTGCACCATTGAGTAATTAAATCTGCATCATAAACAAATCTATTTGTTTTTTCAGAATAAGGAATATATTTACCATTTCGTTCTTTTACTGGTAGTTTAACTATCTTTTTAGAGTATAAAAACCTACCAACACCCCACATAACAGCAGCACGTTTAAAAGCATCTGAGGCTTCTCCTTTTTGCTTTTCTACATTGCTTTCAGTTCCACAATCTGACTTCCAAACCCAAACATCAGCATTACTTTGAAGTATTCCAATACTGCAAAACAAATTACCCTTATGCTCTTCAAATTTACATTGCCAATTTTCTTCACCAACAACATCATCTAATAAATCTTGTACTTGTCTGCTATCAATATAAGCAACACAACTTGCTCCATATTGATTAGCACTTTGCACCCTCCATTTAAAAGGTATTTCTTTTTTTAAATCTCCTAAATTCATTTCTTTATCTCCTTTTTAAGTTCGTTAATTAATTCTTTGTTAGTTTGCCTTAGTTCTTCAACCTCTTCTTTGAAATCATTTATAATTTCGTCTTTTAAGGTTAATTCTCTAACAATTAAATCTAATTTGTTAGGGTGTATTTCGTCTTTCATAAAAGCACTAAACATCTGTCTTAAAACCTCTGTTTTATCCAATCTATTAACCTCAACAAACTTTATAAAGCTATTATAATCATCGTTTAAAGGTCTAAAGGCTAATGTAAAGTCTTTGTTTTCTCTTGCTTTCTTTACTTTTTCATAATGTTCTTTGCAAAATCCTTTTCCTATTTGCTCTGGTAATTTGTTACCCTCTGCATCTCTTTTTTTGTATTCGTTTTTATTTTTCATACTATCTTAATTTTATATCCTAATTCTTTTTCTATTTGTTCTTTAGTTAGTTCTTTTCTTTCTTCTACTATTTCAGCCCATTTGCCCATATAGAACACGGCTGAACCACCTAATAAAAGCATACAATCTTTTTGCCCAAAATCTTCTGTATAACGCCAAACACCACACCCTAAAACAGCAGTACCAAAAATTGGCTTCACAACCTTAACCCCCTCTTTAAACCCTCTTTTCTTAGCCTCTCTAATTAACGCTTCTTCTACTTCTTCTTTGGTTGCTTCTACATCTCTTTCACAATCAAAATCATAGCTAATCATATTCGACCATCTTTTATAAGAAGTAAATCCGTATTCTATTTTTCTATTTTCATTTACATAAAAAATACGGCTAGGGCATTCATTATCTTTATACCACTTATTAGCTTCAAATCCTTTTTTAAGCTCTGGAAAAACTTTTAATATTTCGTCTTTCCATTCTTGGCAAACCTCTTTTGAGTTATATGCCTTTTCTGCTAATTCTAATACTTTTTTCTTGTCCATAATTTTAAAATTGTGTTTGTAAATCGTTTCCTAAATAATCTTCTAATTCTCTAAACTCTTTTAATGGTAGCTTAAAATCTTCTCCATCATCAATAAACATCTCCTTTACTTCAAATAATTCTACTTCTGTATCTGTCCAATGGTCGAAAGCCTCCAAATTATAGTTTTCACTTTTTGATTCGCATCTTAAAATAAAACTAACTACTGCCTCAACTTTATATCCGTTATATTCGAATAGTACTGGATGTAAGTCAGCATTAACCTTTCCATCGTGTCCATCTACTTTTGGAAGTTTATTTATAGCTTCCCATCTTATGTTTGTTGGTGTTCTCATTTTGTTGCTTTTTTAATTGCTTTTAGTGCATTTTTGTATTCAATGCTTTCTTTAGGTAAATAGTTAAGAGATAATTCCAGAGCCTTTAATAATTCAGGTGCAGCTGCTTTTAGTTTATCATTTGCATCAGCCTCTTTATATAAATCTAAATGCCCAAACTTTTCTTTTTTATCTCCTTTAGTTGTGTAGTACATACTTTTTGATGGTAATGGTTCACAATCTACCTCAATATAACCATCATTATCAATCCATTCTCCTTGTGTGTGTTTTGTTTTCATTTTGTTTGTTTTAAATTTATAGTACAAATATCGACATTTATTTTTATTCTGCAAACATTTTGCAAACAAATATTAAAACAAATACTTAACTTGTTGATTTACAAGAAGTTTAATTTATCTAAATAATAAAACAGAAGTTATTATTCCTACTCCGAAACTTATAGGAACCCCGTAAAAGGTTAATCGTTTACTAATCTTTAACTTTAAATTAGTTGTTTTAAGGCTTTTTGTTAGTTCTGTGAGCCTTTTATCTTTTTCTGATATGATTTGATTGTCAACTTGTGAAAGACTATCTAAAGTGCTTATTTGAGTTAATGCGTTTTTTAATAACAAATCTCTTTTAGGCTTATTATATAAACATTCATTTGCTCTCTTATCTTGGGTTTCTGTGTAACAAATACAGCTATCTTGGGTTAACGATTGACCTGATAGAATCGTTATACCTACGGTTAGACTTCCAAATAACAGAACTATCTGAAGTAATTTCATTTTGTGTTTCATTATATAATATTTTTAAATCATTATACTTTTTTATCAATGTCATTTTATCGTTGTTCAATCTCTGAACTTCTAACTGATACATTAATTCTATTTCGCTTATTCCTTTAGGAACAGAAAAAAAGCCTTGTACAAATACAATTAATACTAATCCGATAACTATATATTCAAAATACTTTTTAATCACTTGTCTAACTTCTTTTTAATAAAACTTTCAATATAAGTTCTTACCTTGCTTGTTTTTAAAACGAATAAAGCCAAACCTCCTATTCCTAAAGCTGTACACTTGTAAAAGTCAACACCCATATAAAAAAAGGCGTACATCGAAAAGATGAAAAGTGCTAACCCTAGAATATCTAATATTATTTCTTGTGCTTTCATATCAATTTATATTTTGTTTTTCCGTATTTATTTTTGTAAGCCTCTAATACTTGCCCCCTATTTCCGTTTCTGTTATAAGATACATGAACCCAATTAGGCTCTTCATCTGTTCCAAATTCCCAAATTAACTGGTCAAAAGTTAATTCCCAAAGTATAAAATCAAATATTTGCTTGTTAGTTAAACCTCCATAAATATCAGCGTCTAAGTCTAAAGCCTGACCTTTTGAATGTTGACTTGTTTTGGAACCTCCTATTGCTTTATTTAACTTTTCAGAACGATAACCACTACTAATACCTATTGGAGTGTTAAAATGCTCTCTAAGAGGCTGAAATACATTAATTGCAATGTCTTTTAAATTACTTAAATGCTCATTTGTAGGTGTATTGTCTATCCCCCTACGTGTTGCCGTATTAGACTTGATTACTTCTTTTAATGTTAGATTTCTACTTAAATTCATAATTAATCCTCATTATTTGATAGTGAAGAAATTACTTTGTCCTTTTCCTTAATAACTCCCTCTAATCTTGTACAGTTGTTTTCCCACTTCTTTACATTGTCCCTATACTGTTCAATTATTCTATCCTTTTCTTTGTTTGATGATATTAGTTTGTGAACTTCGCTTGTTAGCTTCTCAATCTTAGACTCTAATTCATCAATCTTACTCTTCTCTATTTCGTGCTGATTAGTCATATCCTCGATTAAAGACTTGTAAAAAACTTGTTCTTTTAATTGTTTTTCAAGTTTGTTTTTATTCTTGTTTATAACCAAATCAAATAAAGACTTACCTACTGCTCCACCTAAAGCAGTTCCACAAAGAGTTAATATATAATCATAAGTTGTCATTAATAGTCTTTTATTACGTTATAAACATTTGTAGCTTTTAATTCTTGTGTTGCAGCGTCCCAATGAACACCACCATCTGAAAAGGTTACATCATCATCCATATCAATCAAAGTAACATTGCTAAAATCATTTACATAAGCCTCTTGCCTTGTTGCTACATTTGATGTATAAGGATAACCACCGCTTGTTGTGTACACCTTAGTAATAACTATTGGCACATTATTTAATAAAGGATGAAAAGCTCTTAGCTGCTGAAATAAAAAAGCTAAAGGGTTGTCTTTATCAATAGTTACACCACTTTGATAATAATTATTTGCTACTACCTCACTAGTCGCTCCTTCAGCTTCTCCTTGTTGAAATGTTGTTACCTTGCCTCTGACTTTCCCCAATCCTGCTAATTGCTCAATTGCATTTTGAAAAGTATATTGCATTGCAATAGTCCAGTACTCGCCAACATTAATAGGGTTTAAATCATCTTGACCTATCGTATCTGTTATCTCAGCTCCTCCATAAGATAGTTTAATTATGTAGTGATGTTTACCATTATGATCATATAATAGTTTAGACAACATTAATTCCATTCCTATATCATCATAACCACCATCTATACGAGTATATTGAGCGTTATTAACCCCAGTTTCAATAGGGCTTTGCCAAGTCCCGTTATTAGTACTTGTCCAATCTGGTTTATAAAAAATAGAGGCGTTTGAATAACTTGTTAGTGTAGCATTAGCCCCATCATCATTATGTCCACCACAATTTGACTGACCCACCATTAAGACCAATGGTATTTCTGTAACACTAAACTTGCCCATTATATTAAATAATTTAGTAAGTTAGTAGCTTCTGAATCAGTTAACAGTCTATCAAACCCTAAAAAATCACCTGCATACATACCACTTGTTCCGCTTGTGTGCGAACCTGTTGAGTTTCTACCATTTAAAAACACATTGTAAGTTGGTGTATAATTACTAAAGTCTAGTCCAGTAGTATCTCCATCTTGCGTTACATCTAAAGTCATTTCAATTCCGTTCGCATCTATATACATTTGATTTTCTGCTTCTACCCACCTTAAGCGAAAAACCACCCATCCAGTTTGACCTACTGGCAAAACAGAATTTACCGTTAATGCTCTTGCAGCAGTTCCTACGGTATCACCTAAAAACCACCTTAGTCGACCACTTCCTCCGTGAAAAAATTGAAAATACAAATCAGAACCATCAATAGCACCGAAATAAACTGGAGTACCACTCCTGCCGCTATCTAATTTAATAGTTCCCCATATTTCAAAACCCCCTGTATTGTTATCTGTGTTTATTATACTCTCAAGACCACTACCAAAATCTAAATACTTAGCAGAGGTGTCAAAGTCTACTACTTCAATCCCACTATCTGTTGCCGTATCAGGTCGAAAACTTGCGTTTGATTGTGTTGCATTATCCCCCTCTGTTGCGTTCCAGCTACTAACTAATGAGCTTACTTGTGTATAATAATCTTCACCTGACTCTAGCCAAAGAGTAGGGTTTAATGATGCGGGGGTGAATGAACTACCTCTAACAGAATTAATAGCTATCCTATTTTGTAAGCTCAACATTAGTTAAACATTCTTACTATATCGGAAGCTGTTGTTCCTGTACTTAATACTTTTCTTGCTGATACTGGTAAAAAAGTACCATCAGGGATGTTGTGATATGTTACCTCTGTTGAACTACCCCACAACTCTAAAGCTATATCTCCTCCTGTGCCTACATATATAGCACTTTCTACATCAAAGTTTGTGGAATTACTAGGTGTTACATCTGCGTGATTATTCGCTGTTGTTACTGCCATTTTATTATTATTGTACTGTATAACTTTATACAGTACTACAAATATAATAAATTATAATGTTCTTATACCTCTGTTGTTGTAAATATTTTTTTTCAGCACGAAGTGTAAGGTCAAAACTGTCCACGATAAAACTGTAGACGATAGTCGAGAAGTTTTAGAAGTGGAAATTAAGTATTAGCTTACTATTTATCCGTAGGACTTGATATAATGACTAATTATAGGAAAACTGAATACCATAATGCGAGAGTTTTTAGAAAAAGTTAGAATTGATGGTTTTTATCATTTAACAAAAGATACTGATGAGAATTTCCTAAAACTACACAGAGAAGCAAAAGCTAGACATTTTATTAAGGAAAGCCAAAACAGTTTTGGTAGAGGAAAATTTGAATTAGATTTACTTGGTTATAACTACTTAGAGGGGGTAAATCAGGATGATAAATCTATCACACAAAATATTACCATAAAAGGGGATAATAATCAAGTCCAATCGAACCAATCCGAAGGCAACGACATTACAAATAAAAATACTATCAAACCACACAAGATAGAAAAATCTAATCTATCAAAACATATTTGGCAAATAGCAATATCCATCGGTAGTGCTTTGATTGTTGCATATATCGTATATAGGCTTGGATGGAATAATTAACACGTGGTAAACGGATTATTAAACTACATTCAGTTGTCCTATAATGTATTGCATTATGTTAAATAGTTAATGTTAACAGTTAATTTAAGTTTTGACCTTGACAAATTTATAATGGTTCGGGAGTTTGTAAAACGAAGAACTTTTAATAAATTTGTTTTCAATCGTTGAGGTAAAAGTAAACATTTTATTATTAATTACAAAGTTCTAATACCCCTATTATTATAAATATTCTCTTCTTCCTCTTCATTCCTTAATGCAGCCCAACAAGTTAAAGCCATAGCCATTGCTACCATACCATCTATCTTTCTTTCATTGTGAGACTTCTCCATATGTATCATATCATTTAAATGTCTTATCTCTACATTTCCTATTTGCCACCTCAACACTTCATTACCTCCGTGTCCTAACATCTTTGACCTTACTAATGCCTCTATTTCTTTTGTTGCTGAATCTAACCCTACCATTGCTTGTCGAATGCTTAAACCACTCATCCACTCTTTTTCTAATCCTTGTATTACTCCATCATAAGCTCTGTGTGTATCAAACCCGAAATTCTTAACATTATACTGCTTGTTTATTTCTAATATGTCATAAACCATAGTATCTATATCTATAATATCTATTCCAGCAACTCTAATTAAGCCATCTGCCAACCATTGTCGGTAGTTTCCTATCTCTTCTTTACGCTCTATTGTGTTTTCAGGTAGCCAAAAATAAGGCTTTACCCACGTTTTTTCTCCTTTATAACTTGGTGGAAACACTAAAACATAAGCGTTCATATCTAATTTAGCCGCTAAATCTAACCCTCCATAACATTCTCGACCACTTAAATCAGGTAATTCATCAGCACATAACATCCAATCTTCATCATTAATCCAAGATAAAGCTGCATTTGTCCATATATTTAAATTCTTTGTCTTAAAGTTTACCTCTTTTACTGCTCCTTTGTTTATCGCCTCTGTAAATTCTTTTCGCATAAAGTCCATAGTAGGCGTCACCCCTAAGTTTGGATTTGCTTTTATCCATACGCTTTCGTCTTTCCAATCATCGTCTTCATCCAAAGTAAATATTACAGTAAACAAATTATCATCTGTTTTCTTTCCCTCTAATACATCTGTCGCTAGTTTTCTCTCCTCTGAATAACAAGGATATTGCTTTTCAAACCCTGCTGTCGTAATAATATAGGTTAATGGCTGACTTCTTGACCCCATACCACTAGTTAAAACCTCAATTAAAGAGGTGTTTGGGTGGGCGTGGTACTCATCTATGATTGCTCCGTGTGGATTTAGTCCATCTAATTTATCTGAATTACTTGCTAATGGCTCACATTTACTTGCAGAATCCAAAAAATATATAGTTCCTGCTGTTCTTAATCCACCTGATAACCCTATTTTTTCCGCTTGTTTTGTTGAATCTGTACGCAATTTTCTACACATTCCCATTGATACATCGTGTACTACTCTTGCTTGTTCCTTTGTTGTGGCTGCTGTGTAAACTTCTGCACCTTGCTCATTGTCATAACCAGTCAAATAAATAGAGATAATTGCACCTACTGCTGACTTCCCATTCTTTCTCGCAACTTCTGTGTAAACTCTTGTGAATCTTCTTTTACCGTTTTGTTTTTTCCATCCAAATATATTCCACATCTCAAAAATCTGATGTGGTGCTAACTCAATTCTTTGTCCTGCCAAATCTCCCTTTAGGTGTCGACAAAAAGATGAGAATTTTAAAAAGTGATTCGCAGCATCTTCATCAAAATAAATATCATCCCTTTCTAAATCTTTTACATATCTTTCAACGGATAACTTTACCCATTTACAAGAAATTATCTTGCCACTCTGTATGTCATTAACATACTTATCTACTATTTTTTTATAATTCTTCAATTATATAAACAATTATTGGTATTAACAACAAAGAACCGTATAAAATAGCAGAAACAGATAAGAACCAATCCCAAAATACATCTTCTTCATAGCCGTGTATGATTAATACAATGCCAGATATAAAAATTAATATTAAAGTTATTATTAAAAACCCTTTCTTTAAAACTTCTTTCATCATAATTTATAAATTTAAAATTCATCTAAATCGTCTTCTTGTTTTTTTCTCTAGCATTTATATTTTTTTATTATTAATTTATTTACGGGTTTTTTGTACTCAAAGTTTTAAAAACTATTTCTCTCCAATCTTTTATTAGGGTGTCGCTATTTGTCATATTACTACAAAATTTCATTTCTTTACCAAATATCATCACATAGTACATATAAAAATGTACCTTACGATTTAATATTTTATCATCAACATTTATTTTTTCTTTCTTAATTAATTTCATATTCAAAATTCATCTAAACCATTTTTCTTCTTTTTCTCTGGCATCTCAATCTTTGTTCTTGCTGCTGGGTTAAATCCAAACTTATCACTTAACTTAATCCCATTCTGCAAAGCTGTATTTCCTATCTTCATAAAGTTAGATATTATTTCTCCATTAGCTTTATTCTCTTGGGTGTAACCTGTTTTTTTTACCATATCCATACAATGAAAATACACTCCCATTTCATTACAATAAGCCATTAGCATCTCTTCATCTATATTATGTAACATTCCAAGCTCTGACAATTCGCCTGTTTGCTTTAACCAAATATTGTTAGCGTGCTCATTTACTAAACCACCTTTCAAATCTATCTTAGAAACTTCAGCAGGCGACATCTCATTATCTAAAGCATAGTCTTTCCTGTAAGTGCCTTGTATCTTCTTTACCTTAGTTGGTGTTTTTTTTCCTTGAGCCATATTTAAATATAATAATTCTTTTCCTAAGGGGTAGCTTCAAAACTTTGCACAGAAAAAGTGCGAGA